CATTGTTATTGCACTTTTTACATTCCAAAGTCTCTGCCTTAGATATATCTACATTAACTTCAGAGTTTGATGATTGTGTTAATTTCTGCATTATTTTATTACCTCATCTCTTAAATTATTTAATCATATCAGCAATGGTATCCGCAACCAAATCTGACTTCTCATCATCTATTGCATGTAAATCAGCTAAATAATGCCCGAATAAATGTCGGGCTTGATAAACATCATCACAGTCTAGATCATTTATTCTAACTTCACCTGGTGGATCTGTTACATCACAAGGGTCTGTTGGTAATGCTTCTCGTATTGTTTTAGGTTTCGGTATACTATATACTTCAAATAACCGTTCAAATTCATTTTTTACTGTTTGATAATTACTCATTGCATTCCTCTATATAATTTCATCTACTAATCCATATTCAAGACACTTTTTGGCATCCCAAAGTAAATCATGTTTCAATATTTCATCTAATTCTTCTGTTGGAACTTTAGTATGTTCTGTATATACAGTTCTAATAGTTTCCATCATCAAATCTAAATTCTTTTTCTCATCCTCTATTTCAGAATACTTTCCCCACAATTGTGAAGATAATTGATGAATTAACATATATGAATTTTTACTCATAAATCTTTTCTTGCCTACTACTGAAAGAAATGTAGCTGCACTTGCACAAAATCCATCTACAAAAGTGTATACAGGAACATTACATCTTGAAATTGTATCCATAGATGCAATACCAGCAATGATTGAACCTCCACCTGAATTTATAAATAATCTAATTGGTGGTGGATCAATTTCTAATACATTAGATACTGTAAGATGTTTTGCTTCTAATTCACTAAGTTTGTGATTTAATTCAACTACCGTTTCTCTATTCACTCCAGAATAATAATATATTTTATTTTCATAAACTGAAATATGTTTTTCTTCACCTGGTTTTACATTTTTCTTTGGTGCCGGATTTTTTTCTCCCCAATATTCTTTCATTTTATTGCTCCTAATAGTTCTATAATCATAGCCATAGCATTAATCTCTTTATCCACAACTTGTGCATCTGATAATTCATACCTGGCAATTATTAAAATACATTCTGCTACATGACCCTTACCATATTCATCTACCTTATCATATAACAACCTAAATAAATCTGCAAAATCTTTAACTTGATTGTCTGCTAACAATTGTCTTGTATTTCTAAAAGCGTTCTTCTTATCTTGTGTCTTTAATATTTCAAGTACTTTTAATTTATAATCCCTCTCTAACAAACTCTCTTTATCTATCTTAACAACTCCATCTACTACCTGTCGTTGAGCAGAATTAATTACTCTACGAATATCTGGATAACCTGAATCAATCACCAATTTCAAATCCTCAAGTTCATATCCTACACTTTCTTCTCCCAGAATTTCTACCAATCTTTTCGCAACATCTGGTTTAGATGGTGGTGTTGTCTGAAACAACTGACACCTACTCTGAATGGGATCAATAATTCTCTCAACAAAATTACAAGTTAAAATGAACCTACAGTGTCTACTAAATGTTTCCATTAAGTTCCTTAGTGCAGCTTGTGCATTAGGAGTTATATAATCACACTCATCAAGAATTACAATCTTCAATTCTTTAAACCCAAGTGTTGACGCAAACATCTTTACTTTATTTCTGATTGTATCTACATTATTTTCATCACTCGCATTAATATAAATAGAATCACATTCAATATGATTAACAAGTATTTTAGCAATAGTGGTTTTGCCTGTACCTGGTTTTCCATAAAACAAAAGATGTGGTAAGTCACCATTCTTAAGATACAAAGACACCTTACTCTTAAGATGCTCGTTCCCAATATAAGTATCTAAAGTGGAAGGTCGATACTTTTCAACCCACAAATAATGGGATAATTTATCAGTCATTCCTCTTTCTCCAAATCCACGTTGGTTCTCCAAATAACCCCGCTCTATCAGGCAATATATATTCGGGTTTTCTATTGGCTACTTCTGTTACTTTTGCAGTCCCAACTCCAATACAATTGGGTCTTTTTGCCATCTCATAACCTATACAATCGTCATATTGACTGTCAGGAAATGTATCTAAAAAATCATTCATTGGATCACAAATAGACAACCATCCTTTTTTTCTACCTTTACTGGCTGCATTTACATCACTGATATTGACTAATAAATATCCACCTGGCTTCAAAGTTTTCCAAATATTTTTTAATGCTTTATGTAAAAACAATTCATTCCAACTTTCTATATCTTTATACCTAACCCAACTCTGAGTTTTATCATAACTGTATCTCTCAACATTAAAATATGGTGGACTTGTGAATACTAAATCAAAGAAACTTTCATATTTACTCAAATCTACATCCTCTGCTGGTTCACACATAAAATCTGACTTTTTAGGTTCTTCAAAAAATCCTAAATGTTTATTGTAAAACTCGGCCTGTTCTTCGTATATAGGATGGTTCTCTTCTCTCGGGTCAATACCAAGATAATACTTCCCAGTATTAGATGCGTAAAATCCAGCCAACCTATCTCCCCAACCCATACTAAAATCAAGAATATTTCTTGCTTCATAAAAATCATAAATTGCCTTGGCAACATTTGGTTTGAATTGAGAACAAATATACTTACGAAGTGCAATACAAGACCTTAAAGTTCCTCTACTTACTCTTTCTACTTCCAATGTAAAGAGTGAACCTAACAATGTATACATAAACTTCGGATTGTTCCAAGTTCTAAGAGGTCCTGGTGAAATTGTACCATCAACAGACCATCTATTTTCTTGTTGAAAATAATTACTCGCACTATTTCCAGTGTTGATTCGCCTAACTATCTTATTACCAAGAGGCCATTTATAATCAGACCTAGCAAACCACTCACTTTCAATTGTAACATCATACCAATGAGTTGCTTTCAATTTCATGAAATCTTTGTAAGCCTGTTTTTTAGATATTACTTGATACGGTGGTTCATAGTCAGCCAAAATTTCTACAAGTGAATCTTGTATGTCGTGTCTCTCGAAATTCTTTTTTATATAATTCCACTCTTCTTCATCAATATAAATGTAAGGCTCCATATTTCTAAATTTATCGAAATATGTTAAATACATTAAACTGGATCCTGAATCGCCACCAAATAATAAGTTACATCATAATCATCGACTTTGAAATTTATTCGAGATAGTCCCTGGTCACTAACTTCAAAAGTTGCACTCTCACATTCCTTATTAGCTGAAAGAACTTCTCTAAAAAGGTCTGCATTAAAAAATATCGTATCTATTACATCATAAGTCTCTGTTGAAACCGGTAGTGTAACATGATTTGTATTAATTTCGGCATATCCAATCACAAGTTTTACACCAACATCATCTGTAAGAACAGCAAAATAATCTGTGTCTGGTAATGCATTCTTTCCTGCAATAAACTTGTTTATAAAAGTTGAATCCACTTTAATTTGAACTTGAAACTCAGGCAATTTTTTAAGATCGGGTGGTCTGTTTATAACAGACAAATCAGATAACATAAAATTAACTGAAGCATTGTCATCAGACACCTTTAAAGATACTACCTTATCTCCAGATTCTTTATGTTCTAATGTAATATTATCTGAGAGAACTCCCAGTAACCTAACCAATTGATCTGTATTGTATACTCCAAATTCGCTGTTACCAAAATTCCAATTTTCCAAAGTTAATTCGCCGAGTAAAGATTTATCTCCTGTTATAAATCTGGTCGACAATGTATTATCACTAATTTCCAATACAACTGAATTTACATTTCCACTCAAATGATATTTGTCAATGAATCTTGTAAATGTATTTTTATCCATAACCATTCTCCTTAATTATAACCATATATACATATATATTGGTTGGGGGTTCTAAAATCAAAAAAATCTTTCTATTGTTTGCTGTTTATCTACTGGGTCGCCCCATTTCAAACTTTTATAGAACATATCAATTTTTTTCTTTAACGATTGTTTATAAATTTTATTATAATCTATATTTTCTTTGATGAACTTTATAATTTCTGGTGGATCTTCATGCCCCCTATAAGCAACCACTTCAATTCCAAGTTCATTATTCTTCATATATGACCACCGAATTTTATCTCCGTTATTTATGAACATATATTTATCATCTCTTTTGTAATGTTTTAACAAATCATTATATCTGACTGCTGCTTTGACGTGAACTGGAGCTCCTTTCTTAAAGATTGTGAGAATAGATCCGTTTTCTTCTCCTTTTCTAGCATACTTCCCAAGTCCTTTTACACCAGTTGGAGTTGCTATCTTA